CAAAACAAGCCGTGAATGTTGACGGACTTAAAGGGGTATTAATAAGAAGTTATGCTGCAGGAGTACATTTCGGTTATTTGAAAGACGAAAAATTTACTTCTTCGGGTAAGGTTGTAACTTTATTAAACACCCGGCGAGTTTTTTATTGGGAAGGTGCGGCTTCGTTATCTCAAATGGCTCTTGAGGGCGTTTCAAAACCAAAGACTTGTAAATTTTCTGTGCAACTTGATAGCAATGAAATAGTAAATGTGATTGAAACAATCCCTCTTACAGAAAAAGCATTATTAAATTTATATGGAGTTGCCGTATGGAAAGTGTAAAAAGTTCCGGTGACGGTTCCGGTGACGGTTCCGGTTCCGGTTACGGTTACGGTTCCGGTTACGGTTCCGGTTCCGGTGACGGTTCCGGTGACGGTTACGGTGACGGTTACGGTTCCGGTTCCGGTGACGGTTCCGGTGACGGTTCCGGTTCCGGTTACGGTCACGGTGACTAAGAAATCTTTTTTTTTTTGATAAACAATTAAATCCGAGATTGAAGATAAAATGATATTTGACAAAGAGAAGATTTTTTGTATCTTTACGATGTGAATTTTGAAGATTGTTCTAATTCACAAAATTTTGATAGCGTTGAGCAAAGCAACGGAAGAATTTGAGGTTAATCTCTCAAATTAATACCCTTATTTCACTGACTTTGCCAGATGATTTAAGGGTATTTGCGTTTTAAGAGGTGATATGTTTAAGAAATATCAACATATTGATTTGATATTAAATAAAATTTCTTTATATTACATCTAAATTTAGAAGACGTTCGCCATATCGAATGGGAAAGTTCAAGTTAATTTACTTGGATAGAAAACCTTTATTTTACAATATATGGATTGTAAAATGAGGTTTTTCTGTTTATATAGAGAGAAAGTGCAGGGCATATATAAAATTACAAATATTCTTGATAACAAAATATATATTGGTAGTTCTATTAATATAAGCAATAGAATTAAACAACATTTTTATATGCTTGAATCAAATAAACATAAATGTTCACATTTGCAAAATGCTTTTAATTTATATGGTAGAGAGGTATTCAAACACGAAACATTAGAAGAAATCAGAAACAACGATCAACTATTAACCAGAGAACAATATTTTTTGGATTTATTCAAATCATATAATAGAACTATTGGATATAATGTTTGTCTAAGTGCTTCACATTCAAGGCTTGGCATTTCTCATACCGCATTAACTAAAGAAAAAATAAGCAAAATATTCAAAGACAAAAAACTAAGTCCAGAACATAGAGATAAAGTTATAAAAAATCTGCAAACAGGCAAAGAAATGTCTTCGGAATGTAGAACGAGACTGGGCAATGAAAGAAGAAAATTGAAAGCTATAGATATAGAAAAAATCATTGTTTTATATCAACAAGGATTAACGCAGAAAGAAATTGCTATAATTTATAATTGCTCAAAAATGTTAATAAACAGAACTTTCCTTAGATTATATAAAGAGAATAGAATTAAAAAACGTTCTGTTGAAACGAAAGAACACGTTCTTTGGGAAATTAATAATTCTGCTTTGCTTCAATCGCAAATCGCAACCAAATTAAATATTTCCCGATCTTTGGTTACACATATAAAAAACAATTTAGGAGACCAATATGGGCTTTAGACGCTATCAACACATCGAAAGATATGGCAATGCAGAAGTTGAAGGGATTGAATTTGGGAACTGTTATATCTTCCCTAAGATAGACGGTACAAATTCTCAACTTTGGTTTGAAGACGGACTTATTCTAGGCGGGTCAAGAAATAGGACTTTAAGTTTAGAAGACGATAATCAAGGATTTTGTGAATGGGTCGCTCGTCAAGATAATTTTGCATACTTCTTTTCTGAAAATCCGTATCTTAGACTTTATTTGGAGTTTTTAGTCCCGCATACTCTAAAAACCTATCGAGAAGATGCTTGGCGAAAAGCATATGTTTTTGACGTGTCCGTTCTTAACGGGGAAGACGAAGAATTTCTTTCCTACGAAGTTTATAAGCCAATATTAGAAAAACATAACATTGAATTTATCCCGCCGATTTGTTCTATTAAAAATCCGACTTATGAAGACTTAATACAAAAACTTGATTCTAATACCTATCTTATAAAAGACGGCGAAGGATTTGGCGAGGGCATAGTTATAAAAAATTATGATTATCACAATAAATTTGGTAGACAAATTTGGGCTAAGATTGTAAGAAGTGAGTTCAAAGAAAAGCACGTTAAGACTATGGGATACCCAGAAATGGACGGCTCAAAAATGATTGAAGTTGAATTTGTAGAGAATTATTGCGGGGCGACATTAATAGACAAAACTTACGCAAAGATTGTAAACGAAACCGGTGGATGGAGTTCCAAATATATTCCAAGACTTTTACAGACAGTTTATTATGATTTGGTTAATGAGGAAACTTGGAATTTTATTAAAAAGAATAAATTACCAACAATTAATTTTAAGACATTAAACTACTTGACTATAAATAGAATTAAAGAATTGAAACCGGAATTATTTTAAGAACAATTATTTCAAAAACCAAAACCGTAGCATAAAGAGTTTATCTTTGGTTCTCAAACATAATGCAAACACTATCACAGTATCAATAAAAGTAGTCAGAGCACGTTACCAACCGTGTCGAACAAGGAAATTTGAGAGCCCTTGCTTCTACTGTGAAAAACGGGCTATCTAAAGTCTTTTTTAAGAGTTCTGCTTTAGTATAGTTTAGTGAATAGTCAGAGTGTACTTGACACCTGCGCTTTAGAGAAGAAGAGTTCTCAAAGAAAGATATTGGTGTGCCCAGGAAGAAGATGTGGAGCGATTTAATTTAACAAAGGGAAAATGTTAGCGGAAATAAAATCATTTACTTGACTATTAATATTATTATAATTAATATGCAGTGAAATTAAAAAGGATAGTGTAATGAAAGAATCAGACAAGGAAAACCCATGTCGGCACAAATGCGTAAAGTGTGGCTACGAATGGGACAGCAGGAAGGAACACCCTAAGGCATGCCCATATTGTAAGTCATACAAATGGGGAACAAAAGAGAACAAGAAATGAGCAAGAAAAAACCAAAAGGAAAATAAAATGACGCTCGATGAAAGTCGTGTTTATAGTAAGGGCTATAATGCTGGGAAGAAAATTAAAGCAGAGGAAATCAATAGGATCATAGAAAATGCTCGGACAACATTTAAGGCGAAAACCAGAGATGAGATATATACTCAGTTTTTTTGTTCTGTGTTGAATGGATTATTGGCTGGAGATGCGACATGGGAAACTGGGGCCGAACCAGTTAAAAACATAAGGACTTATGTCCAATTAGCTAAAGAGTTTGTAGAGGAAATAATGAAACAATTAAAAAGATAAACAATGACGGATAGGATACGACAAAGAAAAAAACAATATACGATTATAATTTGAAGTGTTTAGAGTGCAAGTGTTTTTGTAAACAATCAAAGAATGTAGATATAAAGTTCTGCCCATATTTTAAACCAGTGGAAAAAAAGAAAGAAACAACAATCTAATAGTATTATATAAGGAAGTAAAATGACAAAGAAAGATATCACAAGCGAATTTAATAAACTCAAGCCTTTTGGTTTTGAAGTAATCACATATAATGACAGCAGACCCTTAAGAAAGCAGCAGTCAAATTTTGTAGATCATCTTATCTTTAATGGGAAGTACATAGTGTTCGTGGAAGTGAAAATTGGCAGAGATAAATTATCTATATCTCAAGAAAGAACAGCAATTAAACTTTTGCAATGCTCTGAGCATAATAAATATGTTTTTTATAAAACAGTATTTACATTAGCAGAAGCGAGGGGCATAATAAAAAATTTATTAGCAGAGACGTTATGATTTCAAAATACACACGATATAACAAAGAACTCTATGAATTTAAGTCTAAGGACTATTTGAAGTGGGCAAAAAATAAATATCCTCATTTGGATTTACATCATATACTTTCCAAGAAAGTGGACTTACTTATCTATCCAGTAAGGCACAGTTATCATCTGCAGGCAGTCCACCAGCACAAAGCACACTTTTTTGAGAAGTGGTTAATCGAATCAGTAAATATATTCTTGGTTTATGTAAACGAAAAATTCTTCGATAAGTTCGACCAACAGTTAAAACTATCAGACTATGAACCTGCAACTTTAAAGGCATTGTTTGAAAGAGTTCAACAATTAGAGGTAGATAAATGAAAATTAATGAAATGCCATATTATCTTTTGGGTGGTTTTGGGGTGGGTCTTATCTGGGGCAGTTCAAATTTAGGGACAGCCATTGGCGTATTAATGTTTTTAATTGCTATTGAATATGAGAGAAAGAGGACTAATTGAAAAAGATAATCATAGCCATTGCTCTAGCTTATTTAGTAGTACGGTATTATAAAATGCTGAATGAGTTGGACAGCTTATTTGACGAAAGGAAAATTTATGAATAAGACAGAAAAGTTCAGACCGAGCAATGGAACAGATGGCGAAATATTCATGTGCGATTTTTGTTATCACTGTATAAACGAGAAATGGATACACGATCAAAAAGAGGGTGATAAAAAATGCGAGATATTAAGTAAAATGATTTTACTTGATACCGATAATAAGAATTATCCTGAAGAATTGACTTACGATACGGAAGATTACCCGATTTGTACGGCTTATAAACATTGGGATTGGGATAACGATGGAGGTGCTGACGATCCGCAAAATCCAAAAGCACCAATTCCGGTTGATCCGCAACAATTGATCTTATTTTCTTTTAATGAAAAGATAGATGAGTTAATTAAAGAATCAGAAATTTACAGAGAGGTATAAAATGAAAACTGTATTAGTAATATTATTTCTGTTTATTCTATGGGGATGTGGGAATGAAAAATCAAGCTACAAAGAATTAAATCCGAGTGTCCCCGATAACGTGCAGATGCTTGCTCTGTCCGCCTATGAATGTGGATATGATCAAGCTGTTTTAGATTACACAAGAGCAATTAACAGCAGAAAGAACTTTCTCGATTATTATAAATTAAAAGCACAACAACAGAGCAATAAATATGCGAAAGAAATATTTGGGAGTTCAAAATGAAAATTAAATTATTAGCAATCATATTTCTCTTGGTGCAAGTTAGTTTTGCGCAAACACTAAATTTTACTTCTAATAACCAACTGAGAAGGAGCGATATAACAGTGTCTTCTAAAGAGATTGTCTTTGCTTTTATTGCTGATTCATCTCAACTTTTTATGGACGGGAAGTTGTTGCCGTTAATCAATAGTGGACAAGAAGAATCTTGGGATTCTAAAACTGGTGAGAATAGAGAGTGTTGTTATAGACTTAGGAATGATGAACTGGAATGTGTTTGGGACATAGTGGTTGACTGTAAGACTAAAACACATATTAAAGAAATAAGAAAAATTGGGTATTATGGCAATGGATATATTTATTATAGGAGAGTAGGCAAATGAAAACACTAATATTTTTATTCTTATTTGTAAGTATTGGTCATGCACAAACGACAACACCGTTAAGTCCTATTGATTCGACAAGAAAAGTTCTTAAAGAAAAATATGGTTATGATTTAGTCCTACCTATTGTACAACAGCCAAAAACTTGGCAACAAGAACTTATTTCTCTCTGGAAAGAATATAAGAGCGAGTGCTACAAAGACTCAACGGTCAATAATGTTTGGTTGTCCTATGATTCATTGGCGACGGTAAAATATTATGAACAACATCCAGACATCCCCAAAGAAAATAGATGGGGGTCAATTATGAAAGAAGAAAAGATTTATTCTCACAAACAACCAACCTTTGAGGGATTTATGGAATGGTTTGGAAAAAGATTAGGAGATAAATAATATGGCAGACATTAAAGAGTTCATAGAAGCATACAAGAAAGGAATTGGAAAAGGGATAGAGGTTTGTGATAAAGAGTTGGCTCATTTAAATAAATGGAATTATAAAAAAGATGAACCAGCAAAAACATCAGTGCTGTTTATCAAACAACAGTTACAGCAACTAATTAAGGAGCAAACAATAGAATTAAAATAAAGGAATTTGAGAAATGTCTATAAATGATTATCCGACCGACCAAGAATTAGAAGAAATAAGAAACCATGATTGCATAAAAGACTTAAAAGGATTTCTTGAACTATTAGAATCCGTTTGGAATGATGATTATGGGACTTTTGAATTAAAGGGCAAGACGTTAAAATTAATTACTGGCGGGTGGAGTGGAAACGAGGATACACTTTGTGCTATACCGAAAATATTTGATATGGCTTATTGGTATCAATCTAAGAGGGGCGGATTACATATTTATAAAATAACTCACTTTGACAAAGGAGACAAATATGCGAGCAAAAAGATTAACGCTAAATCCACTATCTCCATATCCGGTAAGGTGTAAATATTATGGTTACTATCCAAAAAATTTGATCAGTCTTTTCGTTCTCAACAGAGAACCGACAAAAGAAGATAATGCTTGCCAAAGGGTCAAGTCGAGAAAGTTCAGAGCTCAATCATAAAAAGTATATATACAAACTTGACAAATGACACTAATAATGTTATCTTTAGAGAGAGAGTAGTAGCCTTTTTGCTTTTATGAATACCAACGCCGAAATGGAAGTAAAAACAAAGGATAAATCCCCGAATTTGTATAAAGATACGTTTAGTGAACACGAATACTTACTTGACAATTTCTGTGGGAACGGATTCTCGATCATTCCCCTGCCAGAAAAACCACGAAAGAAACGAAAAATTAATACAATTAAAAATTTAGTAACAAAAAATTTATAATAGTATAGACTAAAAATCTATACCACTTGAAATAATGAAAAGCTATCATCGGATAGCAAGTTGCTTGGATAGTTCTTACAATGTATCTATGCACTACTGCACAAAGTAAGAGTTATAATTGCCGTCTCAAATTATATGGGGTATAAATTTCAAAAATCTATATTCCTAAAAATTCATAGCCATTTGGTAAAGTTACCTCAAGCGAGTTCATTGCTCGGAATGGCTCAAAAATTAATACTCTCTTAGCGGGATTTACAAGCCCGCATTTCTCCTAAAAATTATGTTGTCTGAATGTGCATTTAAGTGCACATTCTTTTGTAAATCTTGATGTTTTTATTATTTAACACATCAAAGTGCAATATGATGCACATTGATGCAAGATATAGGTGTTATTAAAAGAATCTTGTTAATTCTGCGGGTAATTGTAAAAGTTCTATAAACTCCCAGTCTTCTGGTGTCTTAAAGCCATTTCTCATTCCAGGATGTTTTCTATCAAGTTCTTTCAATAGTTCTGTCGTTATCATTTTTCTTCTTCTTTATATTAGTTATGCAAAATGCAATTCTGTTTTATCAGTGTACTTCTTGTCAAGATACTTTTTGCTATTTTCAATCTGTCTTTCAATTCTGTTAATCTCTTTCTCTATCTTGGTTTTTTGTGAAGCATAGCATAGCTGATAATATGCTTTCTTAAGTCTCGCAAGCTTAGAAAATAGGTATGTCATTTGTTCGGATTCGATTTGTGTCATTTCATTTCTCCCTTTAATGCGTCTGCAATTATCTTTTTCATATCTTTTATTAATTTTTTGTTCCAGTTGTTTTTCAGCCGGAACTCTTTGAACGCATCTAAGTTATCAAAAAGATAATTCAAACTGAATAAGGCAGTTCTCATTTTCTCTTCTTTCGTCTTTCTCATCTCATTTCTCCGTTATTTAGTTAAAAAATTAACAATACATTAGCAATCAATAAAACTACCACAGCCCCCCAAACGAGATATAGTTTTGTATTATCGGTCATACCGCTATTTTAAAAAGAGGTTTATACATAGCTTGAATTTCTTCCGTTGCTTTTTTGATCTCAAGTCTGATCCTTCTTAAAACGGCAAGGATATAATCATCTTCAGATGGTGTTAGTGCTTCGTCTTGCCAAATGTTATCAAGACTGTCTTTGAGTTCTTGAAGTCTCTCAAGTTCTCTTTCTTTTTGTTTAAGCTCATAAAATTGATCTTTCATTTTCCTTTCTCCGGTTAGTTAAAAAATCATATAGTCCTCAAAAAATTATATTTTGTTGCCCAACAAAAAGGTTAAAGCCTTGATTTTGTCGTTTCTTTCTTTGTCGGGGCAAATCTTGTTCTCGTTATTCTTGTTGAACCTTAGACTTCTCAGGGTTGTTCGTTGCCATTTTTTTTTCTTGGTTTGAACATAGCAAGCCAAAATTCAAAATTTGCCATATTGTCAACCTCGATTATAGGTCTTTTAAATTTAATCATTTCTTTACCTCTATTTTAATTAAGAAAAATTATATAGTTACTATGCTTAAAAAGTCTATAGCTAAGTAAAAAATCATAATCCCCTAAATTCTTTATCTCTGTTATGTAGAGCATATCAAGAACCACATTTTAGTGATACAAAAAACATAGGGCAGTCGGACACTTTATTCTATGGACTCGGACTCAGCGTCTTGGAGAAGGCATTTTGTGCCGCACTCAAGCCCTATTTATTAGTTCCCTTGTTGGTAATGAGCCAAACCACGTCTAAACGTGCAAGGGAAAGAGATTAATTTCTACCGTGTATTTCCAGACTTTCCAAAGAATAAAAATTATATCCGTTTAGCTTATAAGATGGATATAATCCAGGATAGTCAATTTCTATTGATGGATAAACTTCTTTTATTAGCGTTTCGGCTTTATCATAAGCGGCTTGGCTTTCTTTCTCTTTTTGTGCTAACGTTTCGGAATTGCCCGAATTATTGCCATCTTCCCAAAGCTTCGCCCCCTTGTTAATAAGTCTTTTTGCTTTGTTTAGTTTCTCGTTTTGCATTGTGTTCCTCTCTTTTATTTAGTTAAACAAAAAACAAATTAACAGGGATATATTCTTTCACAGTTAGAATATATTCATCAAAACATTCAAATACAACAAAATTAACCATACTAAGAGCCTCATGCTCGTCTTGTGCCTCTACAACCTGCACAAACTTAGTATCATTTGATACTATAGTTACTTCATATTTCATTATAAGCTCTTATTTTTATCTATATCTATTCATAAGACGTGCCAAGCGAAAAGCTAAGAAATTAATCTAAAATCAAAGGGCGAAAATAAGCAACTAAGCAAAATATTCGTACTAAACAGTGGAATCACCACAAGTCAATAAAACAAAACAAGTTGAGACTACGTAAATAATTCATAGTAAACGAAAGAAATTCGCACTAAAAACACAATAAAATCAGGTAATTTGAGACGGTAGAAATAAACAAATTGGGTCTAAGCGATATTTGGAAGAAATAAACACTAAATTTTAAGACTAGTGAATGAAGACAGACTTTGAAAAGAAACAAAAGAAATTCCAAGCATATAGACAGAAATATGATAGGCAACAACTCAGGACTATCAAGCTGATAGCTGAAGCAGTAAAGCTAATAATCAGTAATAATAATAAAAGATTTGATAATAAAGACATAAAAGATTTAAGTTTAAAGGTTTATTCGGATTATAACAAATTTAACCATATAAGGATACGAAATACTTTGATGCGTACAGATGTGCAGGAAACAATTAATAATGAGCTTTTAAAGATATATATTGAGGCTGGATTATCAAAAGATGAGATAAGACCACTGCTAGAAAATGTTAAAAGTTGGATATTAGAGAAGAAAGACATTGCAAATGGGCTGAAATTAATAGATAAACTTGAGACAGTCAACAATCTGGCACAAAAGAACAGCTTTACAGCCCGCACAACGGAGACTATTGATTACTCAAGGTTAGGTAAAGACGGACAACCGGCTCAAAAAGTTACTAAAACCTTAGAAATATCTAAAAACACCAGTGATATAATGCCCGAAAATGAAGAGAAAACACGGGAAAACACCCAAGCAGACATTGAAAATGAGCCAAAAAGAGAGAATATAAATGAGTAAGTCTAAGAAATCGGGTGAGATCGTGTCTCACAAGTCAAATTTGGAAGGAATAAACCTCGATTTTGAGCCGTTAATAAAGGAAAACACGGGAAAACAGATTTTGTTTTACGCAAGCAAAGACAAATCCTATGAAGTTGTTTTTAATAATAGAAAGATAGAAACCATTTTAGATATATCCGCGCCCATAGGGTAGGGGAGGGGTTTTGACCATAAATGGCACACTATAAAATAAATATAATCAGTCAACGCTTAGTGTCTCATAACAATTCAAGTTTACATAATGGGTATTTTGCGTATTAAAATGTTATCAAAATAAATCAAAAATAAAGAGTTGTTTGTGATTGACAGCATGACAGAAGGTAGGGACAATATTGATAAGAGCGAGGATTTTGATTTGACCGTTCAACCCAAAAATAAGGATGGATTTTCAACGGAAAGTGACCCCCATAGACCCGAAAGTGATGGGGTGGGCATTGATATGGGAGACCTCCGTAAATTGTACCACCAAAAACACAAGATGACTTCAGACAAGACGTTTCTAGAGTTTATGGAAGAGGTTTCAGCGATTGTCGAAGAGCGCATATCCTCAAATCAAAAAACAGATTCCTAAAAATTTTGGTAAAAAAAATATGACAGCGCCCTTAGACATTATGATTTATCTGGCGTTCTTTTTTGCGGGTCGTTTTGTGTATGACAACTATATTAGGCTCAAGAAAATTGATTACTCGAAAATAGGCAAAGAGATAGGATCTCTTGAAAACGATAACGGGACAACCGTAACTACTATGCAATTTAATATTAGTCCCATTGGAATTACCGAAATCGAAAACATTTACTTTAACGATATGGACAGCGTTGAGAGAATCCCATTTAGCACAAACGGAATACTGATTCAGTATAAAGAGAGAGCAGACCACGAAGGGAATCCCTATTATGAAAAGATTGTGATAGTTTTATGTAAAGACATCAAGAAGAGAGAATTTCTTAGAGAAGAGGTGTCAAAGTATTCAACTAACCAACCGAAGGAGGAAGGGAAATGTTCAACAAAAAGTTAAAAGAAGAAGTAAATCATTCAAAATCTTTATTAATTGGCTCTGAAATTATATACGAAGCTGACCAAACATGTCCCCGCATATGTGTTGCTACTGTAAGGGACAACACCCTGCCTAAACACGAAAAGGTCAAGAATTGATTAGAAGATGACAATACTTTTAGAGACGGAGTTTCAGATAGGAGATATAGTAAAGAGCAGATTAGATGCTGAATTTACCTACATTGTAAATAACTTCACGATAACGGCGATTGACGAGAGTGGGACTGCGTTATGTTATCTGATAGACTGTGCTGATCCAGAGGGAGTAATAAGGGTATTCAAACCATACGAAGTAGAGATAGTAGAGAAGATAAGGATATGAAGTTAATGACCCTATACCAACGCTTTAGAAAGGCGTGGACTGACATGAAAGACAAAGGAGTTGGTATAGACGAGGAGTTTGTAGTAATTTCTCGCAAGATGTGGGACGATAGTCAAAGGAGATATACTAATTTTTTAGAGACAATAAAAGCAGTGAGACCGAATTAATGCCGATATACGAGTATAAATGTGATTGCGGTCATAAAGAGGAGATATTATCAACTCCTACTAAATACACAAAAGAGATACCTTGTGTAAAGTGTGGTAAGAAGATGAAAATTAAGATTAGCAGAACAAGTTTTACATTCAAATAGGAGAGTTTTTGGAATTACTGAAAGGTTATCCAGACAAAATAATTTTCAAAACCCCGCTTGACAATACTATTACGGTAAGTTGCGGAAAAGAATATGTTAGAGTAAAGTATATTTATCAAGACGATCTTGGAGTTACAGACATTAAGGACTACAAGATAATTGAGGGGAAGAACAAAACATTAACGATGATAAAATAAAATTTAACTAAAATAAGCAACCGACTTTAGGAAGCGACATTGAAACGAAAGTTTTGGTGTCGCTTTTTTATTATATGGAAGATTTTCTGCAAGAAATTTTACAAGAGAAGAATGGACGAGAGTAGGTTAGAAATACCAGAAAAGTGTGCGAAGGATTTAATTTACTTCGGGAAACAGATTGTCCCAAAGAAATTTTATTTACCCACACCAAAGTTCCATGAAGAAATTGCGGAACTTTTAATGGACAGGTCTAAAGGACAAGTTTGCATCCAAGCCCCTAGAGGATTTGCTAAATCAACATTTGCTATACTTTTTTGTATGCACCATGCGTTATTTGACAGTGGTGATAAATTAATAATCATTCAGTCGAAAACCCAAGCGGAGGCAATAAACCGTTTAACTACAATTAAAAATATTCTGGAATATGGTTCGGTTTATAAAAGACTGTTTGGTTATTCAGGTGAACAAATCGCCGCAACTTGGACAGAAAAGAAAATCAAAACTACTATTGGAAAATTTACTGTTACTATAAAAGCCATTGGCACGGGTATGCCCGCAAGAGGCGGACTTGAAAGTGGATTCGCAGAGAATGAAATTGGTGATATAGACATTGACGATACCCGTATTACGCTTTATTTTCTTGAAGACCCCGATGATGAAGACAATACACTTACCGACATTCAGATGGATAAGAATTGGAGTAAGTTCTTAGGCAATATTCAAGGAATGGATAAACGATTAAACCGAGTTCTTGCAATAGGCACACCAATTAAAAGAGGGTGTATTGTAGATAGAATTGCGACCAATCCTATCGGGTGGGAATCAAGAGTTTATCAAGCCGAGTGGGAAGAAGACGGCAAGAGAAAATATTTATGGGAAGATATGCGAGATGGACAATGGCTTATAAATAAAAGAGAAGAATTAAAAGCATCTGGAATGATAAGTAAATATTATTCTGAATATCTCTGTCAATTAAAGAAGGGGGAAGATGTATTCTTTAAGCCCTATCATACATATAAAGGATTTTTAACATGGGAAAACAAGTCGGCGTTTTTAAATATTACAACTATAAATGAAATAGATTTACCACAAACTGAAGTTGTACCAGTAAACACCTTTTTAGGGATAGATCCAGCATCGAGTACAGAAAGGAATGCCTGTCACTCGGTTACGTTTTCGATTGCATATAGTAACAAGGGAGATATTTATTGCCTGCCCTATTTTAGGCAAAGAGTTCCTCCAATGGCACACGCCGAACAGATAATAGAGTCCGTTAGACAATTCAAATATACTTATGGAAGTGTTGAAACGGTGAACTATCAGTTGTTTTTAAGAAATTATTTGAGACAAAGATTAGATGAAGAAAACTTATATGTAATGGGACTTGAAAGAAAGTGGAATCCTCACGCAGAGAAAGACAGTAGACTTGAAACTATGCAACCCCTTTTTGCAACGGGGCACGTTTATTTGATGGAAGACCAAAGAGAATTAATAGACGAGATAGAAATGTTCCCCGATGGGACAAAAGATTTACTTGACGGAATGTATTATGCTACAAGAAAACTATACGCACCAGATTATGAAGAACAAAAATCTATAAGTTTTTTAGACAGAGATTTTTGGGGAAGCAAAATGAAAACATCGTGGATGGCAAATTGATAACCTATCAATATAGATGTCCTAATTGTGGGGATTTTGAGGTTCAGAGAAGCATTAAAGATGAACCATTAAGGTTCTGCGAGAGATGTAATGAAGCGGTAAGACAAGTTTATAGTCCCGAACCCCTAAAGGATGTTTGGATCACAGATTCGGCATACGTCCAGAATGCCAGTATTCATCGTTACCTCCAAAGAGGCGGGACGAGTGGATTTAATTCAAAATTGAGAAGCTAAATGGAAGAAAAAGAAATCAGTCCAGAAGAACAACAGTTGAAAGATAAAGAAGCCGAAGACGAAAAAGAACTTAAAATTTCGGTAGATACTTATAGAGATTTTAGGAGTTCTTCAAGAGGGACTTGGGCTTCAAGATGTGCTTCAGACAGAGCGTATAAATTCAACGCAATGTGGTCTGATGAAGATGATGCTAAGAACGAGGAAAGGGGACAGAGTTCTCCTACCCCCAATGAATTAATCCCTACAATAGGATTAGTCGTATCTCAACTTACTGAAAATTCTCCGAGATTCTACGCAGTAGGAAGGGAAAGAAGCGACACTAAGACCGCCGCCGCCGTAGCCGATTTAATGAGTTATATATGGTATATATCTCACGGAGACGACCATAACGTCCAGATAGCCACCGACTTTGAAGATATTGGAATGGGATGCTGGATAACTTACATAGACCCATTCGCAGACAACGGTAACGGTGAAATTAAAATTATGGCGGAAGACCCGTTAGACGTTTATTTAAGTCCCGCTTCAAGATGTCCTTTTGGAACTGATTCAATCACTAAAGAAATTGTAAAACACTTTGAAGAAGACACCGTTAAAGTTTTATATCCTCAACTTGATCTAGAAAGTATTTCTCCAGTTGAAGATTCAGATGTTCCTACTCACGACAGACACACTGACGAGACTATCGGGCAACAACAAAGCGGAACCGCCAAGAAACGCTACCGAGTGATTGATAGATATACTAAAATCAAATCTAAAAGATTCCACGTTTTAGACCCTCAAAGCGGGTTTGAAAAAATAATGACCGAAGAAGAATACATTAAGTTCGCAGAAGAACCAGCAATTATAATGGTTCAATTACAAAAAGAACAAATTTTCATAAAAGAAAATGAAGTAGAATTTTATTTTAACATTATTAAGACTTACGGTAACGCCTATCACTTAATGATGAACCAAGAAACCGGTCAACCAGAAATGATGGCTGGTGTTGAAATGCCACATCCTTTAACAGTTCCTAATTCAACGAGAAAACTTGAAGTAGTTACTAAAGGAGACTTGTTAAGACGAGGACTTTTGAAATATAATAGTCCGTTTGTAGATAGAGTTAAGAGAGTTTTCTCCGTAGGCAATAAGGTCGTGGCTAATTATGTGATGGAGATTGAAAACGACCCGATAGTCTGCGTAATGCTTTATCATTCAAGAAATCCTTACCCGATGGGAGATATTTCTATTGTAAAAACTATGCAAGATATGTTATGTAAGATTGACAATTTAATCCTTACCTATAATCAGAACATTACTAATGTAAAATTATTCGTTCAAAAGGGTGGTGGATTAAAGAAAGACCTTGAAAAAACTGGTGCAGTAGCGGGTCAGCAAGTCTATGAAATGGATATGGACGTAGATAAAGTCCCGTTTGTAATTCAGCTTACTCAAATGAGTTCCTCTTTCTATCAGCAGAGAGAAAATTTAATTAGACAAATCCAAAGAGTTATCGGGGCTTATTCATTCCAAGACGGGGATGCTTCGCAAGCACCTCAAACGGCTAAAGGAACATTCCAAGTAGATGAAATGATGCAACGTAGGACTTCTTCTAAAAGAAGGGTTTTGGAAAGCGGGTTGAATAAATTAGGCAGAGTAATTTCAGAAATGATCCCATTAGTCTATGATAAAGAAAAGATTTTTAGAATAGTAAAACCAAATCACGGCGGCAAGGAAAAAGAAGTTTCGATTAATCAACCAGTAATGCAAGACGGAGCACTCTTAGAAATATTAAATGATACCAGTGCAACGAAATTTGATATTCAAGTAGTCTCTGGCTCAATGAATCCAGTAAATAGAATTGAAAGACGAGAACAAAGATTAAGAGAATATGAAACCGGACTGCTAAAGAACCCAAAATGGTACCTGAGGGATTTAGATGTTGATGATGTTGACGAGATTATTGAAGGCGAAGATATGTTAAGACAAGCCGAAGGAATGATACAGCAACTACAGCAACAGATAAAAGAATTGAGCGGACAACTACAAAGCGTAAACAGAGAAAACATTAATGTTAAAAAGCAAGCAGAAGTAAAGGGATTCACCGCAGATTTAAGCAAGATAACTTCAAAATTAGAAGCTAACACACAACTTGCTTCAATGAGAATGCAGGATGCCATAAAGGATAACAAAAAAGCCACTGATTAGACGAAAGTAAAAAATTGACAAATGAACATTTTTCGATTTACGAAAAGTTCATAAAATAAAAACGGGCAAGCTATAAGCACCCACAAATAAGGAGTAGTTATGCAAGACCCGAACACTCAAGAAGAGCCAGTTCAATTAGATTTCTCAACAGTCATTCCTAATATGCCAAAGTTGGAGAATCAAGAAACAACAAGCCCAGAAATAACTGGACAAACAACACCGACTGAACAATCACAAACAGAAAAGCCGGTAAACGAATTTGTGAATGTAGATGGAGAAATGGTCGAAGTCAATCTTGATGAAGTAATAGGGACTAACCCGAAAGACGGAAGCCCAATTTACCTAAGAGACACCGACAACCCGAAATCTTACAAATATTTTCAATCGGTAAGAACTAAAGAGAAAACCCGTTATGAAACACGGCTTAAAGAGTTGGAAGAAAAGTTAAATACTACAAGGCAACCAGAGGTCGAGCCCGAAGTAAAACTTGAACCGCCTAAAAGACCAGAGTTTCCTAAACGACCGAAGGATTATGACCCCACAGAAGCGGTAACGAATCCAGACAGCCCATCCTACCAATATGAAAGAATGAAGGAAGAGTACTATGCCCAAAGAGACATATACGACAAGTACAAAGAAGATGAGATGTTCTCATTCAAGGGACAAATTGAAGCTAAGGAACAAGCACAATTAAAGTCTCAACAAGAACTTGCTTATCAAGCGCAGATGTTAGGTCAAATTCAACAAATCGGCGGAGTAGATGCACAAAGAGCTAAACAGATATTTGATAATTATTCAGCACCAAAAGACAATGAAAGTTTTTTGAAAGAGTTGATAGAATTTGATAACTGGAAGCTCGGTCAGAAAACTCCCCAGACACAACAGAAGATAGACCAATTTAACAAAAACGGTCAACGGCAAGCCCAATACGTCCCGCCTCCAGGCGTGATAGGGTCGCAATCCGCACCGGATAATCCGACACTCGGAGATGAATTAACTAAAGTAACAAAACAATATCGAATTTAATTTTAGGAAAATAAAATGGCTACAGCATCAGTAAAAAATCTCGCTACTGGCGGGATGTCTGCCGTAATGGGCGGAGATCGTAGGCAGTATTACGTATCTCCCGACCAGTTCGCAGAATTATTCAAAGATGAAACACCTTATTTATGGCTTTCATTAAGGAATAAAGAGACGGGCTTAAAAGATCCCGTGTTCAAAATGTTCCAGTATGAAAACACATACATGAGACGTTATTTTTATAACAACGGTTCAACCGTTACAATCGCAGCAGCTTCGGCTGGCGCAGCAACAGAATCAAGTGCCGTTACTATTGACAACGTAACTGGATATGGTTCTACATCAACAATAGATAGTTCGTTTGTTCATAAAGTCTTTGAAGTTTATGACTCTACTCTTACAACCTTGAAGGGTGTTGTTCTATTAACAGACGATGCTTCTACAACTACGGCAGCATTTAAGAACTTAACTACAACTGCTATTGCTACAGTAGATAATGATGTCTTTGTTGAAATTACAAATGCACAAGAAGACGGTAGTGAAGCACCAGACGCTATTGCAAGTGAACTCGCAGTAGTATGGGGTCAATGTCAACAGTTCAAAACTGCAATCCAATTAGAAGGTGAAATTCTCTATGCTTCCTTGAGAGGGGAAAACAACGAATTTATGAGATTAGTTGCAGAATATACAAAAGCTCATAAGTTGAATATTGAAGGAGCTTTCTTAAAAGGATCAAATCCAGTTGGATTAAATCTCAATGCTGGGGATACCTTTACTTATCACGATGCCTTAACTGGCGATACTGGTAAAGTTGTTCGTTCAACAATGGGTATTATAACAGCAATCAACAAATACGGCTCTTCAAGTGGTGATTTCCAAAATATATGGACATTCAATTCATCATCTACTAAGTATGATGATTTCGTAGACGCTTCGGAAAAATGGTTCCAATATTATCCTCCTGGTGGTGAACTTTATACGATAGCAGGACCGACCGCTTATTCATACTGGTCAAAAATGACTTATGCAAGAGGCAAAGGACTTGCTGATAATTGGACTGTCCAATTTGCACCTCAAGGACGTGATTCTTTCGGATTGAATGTACGCAGACTCGAAACACCTAACGGTGATTTGAAAATAACAAAATCAGAAGCATTAAAATATGAATACAAAGAGAAGATGGTAATAGTTGATGATCGTTATATCAAATTTATGGAGAAACGTCCATTTGAATATAAAGCGGACATTAAAAAAGACAATGCTTATGATGGGAGAAAAGATCAACTATTCACCGATGCGGGCAACGGAATTATCCATATTAAAACACATCAATTAATAACAATTAACACAGGAGCATAACATGGCTGCATCAACATTAACAATCGGTGCTTGGTCTGAAGATACCGTAAATGGACGCTATGTTGCAACCTGTACAGTGACCGCAACAACTTCAGATTTAGATATCTATACTAACAAAACACCAAAGGGATTAGACCCCACAAAACCATGGACATTATTTGTGAATACTGCGAGTGCAACTCTTGATGCAACATCAGCGGCGATACCAGTTGATTTATATATTGGGTTCTCGGACAGTTTTGCAATCACAGAGAATAATGCCCCAGTAGTTGCAAATGGTGTATTATACAAAGAAGACATATATGACGATTGCCGGACTGCAATAGGAGCTATTTATATGAATCCTAATCTCGCAGTGGCAGAAGATGTGGCTGGCGTAGGAGCTAAATGTTTAGTTCCAATTGCACCTTATTATGCTTTTAATCTTGATTGTGCATCAGCTCTAAGTGCTGGCGATTGCTCATTTAAGATAGTGCAATAAAAAATAATAATCTATTAGTCCCACTAAATACTTAAAAGGGACGAGAGGTTTAAGGATGGAGTAGGTGAGACTGCTCCATCTTTCTAAAGTTTTAACGAGGAAATTATGGGAACATTCCAAGCCAAAGTCCAGACCTATTTGGGTTCTGGCTATAGTGAGACTACCGCTTTGTCAGATAATTTGACTGCTGGTGCAAAACAAGTCTTAGATTTTATCCCAGAAGATAAATTAGAAAAAGTCTCTGTTGATTTAACGGATACTGGTAGCGGGGTAACTGCGACTAATTTAAGAATATTAAATCCGCATAAATCTAATATATCAGCTATCCCAATTTCTAAAGGACTGAAAACACAAGCAACGGATTCTACTTCGATTCACTATGCTACTTCTACAAGTCCGATGTGGTATATAGATGCTGGCAAAGCGTACGTTATCCCGTCAGGCGGGACAATCAATGCAGTTGCTTATCCCTCAGTAGTTTATACTGATTCTACCATAGGCGGCGGGGTTTTAGCCGCAAGTATCGCAGTAGCGGGAACTGGTTACGCAGTTAATGATGTATTGACTTTGACCACTACCGGAACTGGTGCTACTGTAAAAATCTTAACAGTTGCTGCCGGAGTCCCTACGAGCGTAGCAATAATCACTCAAGGAACTGGATATACAGTTTCAACTTCTGCCACTACAGTTTCGCCTTCGGGCGGGACGAGTTGCACTATTTCAATTACAGCAATTACAAATTTTCCAGGTGAATATGAACAATCGGTAGTTTTATATGCGGTGATTCAAGGGTGTATGGATTTACTAAATGATTCAAGAGTTGCTTTAGCTGCGCTTGCTTATGTAACTCCATCTACTGTGCCGAGCGCACCAGCAGATTTGACTTTAAGTTCGGTAGCACCAACAGCACCCGCAGATTCAAGTTATTCTTATACGGATGCAACTTTAGGTACTTATACTTCGACCACTATTGGAAGTCTGGGAACGCCCCCTACCTATACACCGCCATCAGTAACGATTGATGGCACTGTATGGGCTACAGCTTATCCGAACTATGCAACAGCAATCGGGACGGCTTTAAGTGCAATTTCTACACAAGCTGGGAATGGAGTAACCGCACAGGCGAATGTTGCGGCTTTATTAACTTCTACTGTAACTGCGATTGGATTAGGTAATGCAGAGGTTGATCTAGCTAAGGTTGAAGCAGCTAAAATGTCGGCGGAAGTAGTTCTTGCAGACGCAGAAACTCTAGAGGCAGCTACATTAATTGATGCCGCAATAGATACAGCAACAGCAGCCATTACAACAGCCAATGGAAGAATTAACACAGCAGTGGCTTTAGCTAATGTAGAATTTGATAAACTTGCTACAATTATAAGTGAAGGCAATACTGAATTTGATAAAGTTGCTGCATTATTAGCAACAGCTTCAACTACAATTACCACAAGCGAAGATTTAGAAAAAGGTCAAGCTCAAGTTCAACAAGCACTAGCTATCACATCTAATGGTGAAACCTACCTTAAAGAATCTCAAACGAGGATTGCTAACGGTAACGCTTATTTAGAAGAAGCAAGAACAAGTCTTCAAGAAGCACAGGGATATGTAGCCGAAGTAGGGGCAAGAGTTCAACAAGTTCAGGGACAATTAAGTGTATCTGGACTTTATTTAGAAGCAGTAAAGGGTTATGGAGGTGCGGTTCAAAGTTATCTGGGAACTGCTAATGGATATTTTACAGAAGCGCAAAAAGACTTAGAGCTTGCACAAAGTTACTCGCAATCAGCCCAAACTTATATAGGACTTGCACAAGCATATTCTGTAGAAGTCCAAGCACGTTTAGCAAATGTTCCAGCGAAGGTTTCTGAATTTACGGCAATGATGAATAGCGCAACAATTACTTTTCAGAAAGAAAATGTTTTATATCAATCTACAATCCAAAGCGCAATAAGACAAGCAGAGTTAGATCAAGAAAGATTAATGTTAACTGCAAATAAAACCACTGATCTTTCACTTCAGAATAAAGCACAAACATTAAATGCTGCGATAAGTCTTTACAAAGATAAATTACAAAGATTTGACGGACAGATAAGTTTATATAACGCAAGTGTAAATGCAGAAGTGCAGACATATACTCCGAAGTTGGGCAAATATTCCGGCCAGTTACAATTATATGCTTCCCAAATTCAAGATGCCACAGTGAAGTATAATTTAGATCAACAAAAATATACAGCAGAAATAAATCACTTTCAATTAATCTTGAATAGTGCAAAGAAAGAATTTGAAGATTCCCTAAGAGGCAGAACGTGACCGTAAAGAACATGGTAGAAAATATAAGACAAGTATTCCCTCAAATAGGTGAAACTCAAGTCTTAAAAGAAATTGATAAAGCACAAAAAGAATTTGCTACAGAGACGGAGATTTTATCAGCACACGGAGAACTTTCAGCACCATCTACAAATATTTCGTGGAGTTTACCTTCGAGTTGTGCAAGTGTATATAGCATAGAAGCATTTGATTCTGATGAACTTCCGGTTGATTTGAGTGATGAGAGTATAACTTATACGATAGATCAAGGTGTTCTAACTTTTATAGACACAGACGAAACTGTAATCACGGGACTTCCGACAACAATAGATAGTATCTATATAAATTATTATGAATACCCTACTTTAATTGACGGGGTATCAGATTCTTTAGATATACCGGAGAAATTCCATCCAGCGATTGAACATAAAGTTTTAGAGACATTATATTCAAGATTCCCAACTTTGACAATTCAATCTCAACAAGGTGTAAGTCAATCAGTAGATTGGGACGCAGTCAAGTATCATAACGGAGAATATAACAGATTAAGAGTTGAAGCAAAAAAATATAAAAATATAAACCAAGACCAGATTCCTAAAACTTACAGTTATGATTTTCTCGGAAATCCAAGCATGATTAGTAGAACAAAACCAGGTTCAGGCGGAACTATTATAGCTCCACTGAGTTCTGTTTATTCTAAATATGTAAGAGTAGTTGCGACTTCGCCATCTACGACTTCGGTGGGAATACCTTACGGATTCGGGACAATATCAACGAGCATTGTGGCTGGGGTGGTTTATGTTACATCAAGTGCAGAATTTACTCCTACGATGTTCATAAATACAAATCAAGGAATTAATTATTCATACATATCAACAAGTTCAATAGAATTTTATCCCCCAGCAAGTTGGGGAACTTTAGTAATAGAAATTTATGAGAGTTAAATGGACGAGTGGACCACAAAAGATGAATTAAGGTTTCAGAACTGGTATAAACAAGTTTCAACCATTTTGAAGATAGACTCTAATCCAAATCCAGATTTACACCAATACGATTATAGAAGATATTATTTAGATAACGCAAAGGGCAACGAAAAAGAAAGCATAATAAATTTCATAAAATTAATAGCGAATAAACCAGACGCACACGGATTCCCAGACGCATATAAATTACCGGGACATCCCACGTTTTCAAATGAAAGCGTATATCAAGACTCTACGAAAGGAATTATTGGGGGTTCTTGGCAAGACGATTCAACGTTTGTGCCGAGTAAATTCAATTTATCAAAATATAATGAAGATTTTTATAAAAACTTTAAGTATAGAGAGTCTAAATGAGAGACCGACTTCCAATAACGGATTTTGGCGGTATTATTAATCGTGCAGACGCAGAAGATATTCCAGATAACGCTGCGAGTGATTCTAATAATATTGATGGAGACGCACCAGAGGGATACCTACAGGCGATTCCTACTGCCTTGACTAAATCTAATTCTAATAATCTTGCACAATCGAGTAGATTATTTTCTTGGATAAAAACCAAAAATTCTAAATGGCATTTAGTTCACGTTGATTCTGCGAATATAAATGTAATGGTAGATTTTTATGCTACTACTCCGACTGCGGGAATCACTCCATTAGCTTGTGTAGCAACTTCGATGGTAGAACATAATGAAGAAGTTCACGTTGCAGTAGGAACTGCGACCATAGGAACACCGACAGCACCTAATTGGACTGGATATTGTGATTATGGGCAATTCGGTGGAGCAACTTTAGAGTGGAAATCTTTAAGTGCCGTTTTGACAAGACCAGTATCAACGTCGAATTACTTAGTTGGTTTAGCTGGACACACAGTAACGCCTCCGGCAGTAACGCCCTTCTTGGCTGATAAAATTTATCACTACAACGTTTCTTTTGTTTATGACGGTGTTCAAGAAAGTCCGATGGGAGCGGGTTATCAAAGTTTTTCTATATCTACTTATGGGGCCAATCCAGATTATGTTACTGTTACTATTACGTTATATGCAGTAGCAAGTCTTAATCCAAGAGTAACGGGAGTAAAATTATATCGTAGAGAAGCTGATCCGAGTACGGGACTTCCTACAACCCTATATAGACTTCAACAAGAATTTAACACCACTACATCAGTGGCTTATGTTGACAGACTTGGAGCTAATCAATCGTGGACTGGCACAACAGACAAGGTAATCACCTATGTAGATAATAATACAGATGTACTTTCAAGTTATGAAGAACAAACTGGAATAGCAGAGACTTTAATTTCTTCAGATGTTTATTATACCTTAAACACAGATTTGAATGGATTTCACTTTGTAGCTGGATGTTTGAAGACTGGACTTCCAGATGCTTCGATGATGATGTTTCGTTCAAAGCAGTATAGATATGATATGTTTAATTGGACTAACGACCACTTCAAACTTCCGACAGTTCCAACTGCGATGAAAGCATTTAACGGTAAGATTTGGGTTTTTGATGAAAATAATACCTATAGAATAAATCCCGATGGGATATATAATGAAGATACTACAAGCGGAATTGGGTGTCTTTCACAACGAAGTATTATAACAACAGATTACGGAATGTTTTGGTGTGATGATAAGAATGCTTATTGGCACGATGGTGAGAAGATTATCCCCATTGGTAATGCAATAAAAACAGATTTCGGTGCAACTGCCCAATGGTCTGGATTCGCTTGTAATTATGCAAGAGGTTCACAATTTTTAACTACTTGTGTGGTCTTTCACGCACCTAAGAATTATGTCTTATTTATTGTACCAGATCACACTGGGGCAGTTAGCAACGTTTGGGCTTTTCACGTTCAAAGACAAAGATGGGACAAATGGCTTTCATTTACTCAATGCGGAGTAACGACTTCTGGGTTTGGTGCTTTCAGTGGTAGAGGTGGTGAAGTTTATGTCTCTACTGGTGTGCCCTCTGGCGGGAGTGGATTATTGGTCGAGGCGTTAAACGGTGCGACCTGGCGAAGTTTTTATTGGACTTCAAAAGTTTTTGATTTTGGTCAACCCGCAAGATTAAAAAGAATCAAAGCAATTAACACGGAGTTGACTTCGACTACATCAGCGCCGGCGGTTACTTGCTCATTTGATAGAAGCGGAAGTTTTGCTTCTTTCAGTGCGATAACACAATGTAAATTATTACAATTAAAAATTACAGAAGCAACTGGATATGGTAATAAAGTTTATTCAACAGAAATATTATTTAGAAGACTATCAGAATTATGAGCAGTACAAAGACATATAGAGCAAACGACCCGACTGTATTTGAGAAAATTACAAGGGACTTTAACGAACTTTATAATTCAGTTAATTCTCCGCAAGTTTCAGTAGGACGTGGTACAGAAGGCAAGAGCGGAGATTTGCGTTTGACTTTTGATGACGGCGGATATTCTTATCTTGAAGGCAAAGGTAACGAGGGATGGCTTACTTCATTTACTGGAGTAATGGTAGACAAACCCGCACGAGGGCGACCTTACCCACACTTTCCAGTTTTAACGGTAGATAATTTATTTGCTAAAATCTTCACTGTTAATCAGACTATGAGCAGTAACGGTAATATGATAATGAGTGATTACGGCATAGTAGAAAGTTTTACTAAAAGCACAATTACATTCAAAGACCAAACAAACTTAAACCTTTGCGGATTTCAGCAGTATGATACTTGTGAAGTGCGAAGCATAAAAGCAGACAAAAGTTTAGATATTAAAAAAATAAACTTTACAGTAGATTCAGTAAGCGGAAGAACGATTACCGTAACTTATAGCGGATCAGATTTAGTTTCAGCAGGAGATATAGTTGTAAGAATTGGCAACACGACTACCGCCTCAAGACAGAACGCAATTTACTTTTCTACAAGTGATACTAATAGTCCTTACATAGATTTACATAGCGGGACAACTGGATATACTTTGGCTACACCAAAAGTAAGAGTAGGCAAACTTGACGGAGTTGGTGCTTTAACTGGTATGGGACTTTATGCGATTGATAATATTCATTTAAGTAAAATTACTGCTGGGGTAGGAATACATTTAACTACTGGAACAACCACAACCATTACAAGTGGGTTTGCAGTATTTGACCCCACAGAAGGAAGGATGCACTTAGGAAATACAACTAATTATGTAAGATGGAATTATGATGAAACTGCGCCATTCAAAGATAAGTTAGTTATTACTGGAGATGTAGTCTTAGGCAACAACAATGCTATTATGTTAGGCAAAACTGCTTACAGCGATACCACTAATGCTGGTTTTTGGTTAGGTGATTCAGATGCTACGGCAACAGTTAATCCATATTTTTATTTAGGTTCTGCTTCTGATGCAAAATATTTGAAAGTAGATACAACTGCGGGGACATTTGAGACTTTGGGATTTACCATTACTGGTGGGACGATACAGACGGCTACGAGTGGACAGAGAGTTGTTATTAATTCTACTGGTTCAAGTAATGATATTAAAATTTACGATGCATCGGCTTTAGCGGGGACAATATCCGCCACAAGTGGAATTGTGGATATTGACGGACATGTTTCTGTTTTTGGGAACACTATCCGTTCCTATGTAGCTGGCGGAGACGTTCTTTCAAGCGGAACACTCAACAGATGTGCAATCAATTTTGAAGACATGCATCAGGGATATGATTCTGACCCTAATTATTATTTTGCAAAACTTGGCGGAACGGCAATAGATAGTAAAGTGGGGTTGTATCTTGGTTCAAGTGCAACTGCTACTCCGACTTATGATGTTAATTTATATCGTAGTGCAGCAAACGTATTGACCACAGATGACACCTTTGATGCTTTAGCATTACAAGTTGGTACAAGTAAATTTCTTGTTAATACTACTGGTCAACTCACAAAGGTAAACGACATTACTTATGCTTTCCCAAGTGTAGCACCAACATTAAATCAAGTTTTAACTTGCACAAATGCAACGGGCGGAACTTTAGGGTGGTCAACACCAACAACTGGGACTGTAACTGGAACTGGGACGACAAACGAACTTGCTTATTGGACTTCTTCAAGCGCATTGGGAACACTGGCAGTTGCTACTTATCCTTCTTTAACGGAAATATCCTACATAAAAGGATTATCGAGCGCAGTACAAACACAGATAAACGGGAAAGCAACAGCAAGCGTGGGCGCAGATATACCAAGTGGTCTTTATGTTGCGGCTTCAAGTGGTGGTGCGGTTACGACCCAGTTGGGTCAGGTTGCTATAACCATTAACGGAACAGAGTGTATTTTGTATGGGTATTTACCTTAAAATTAAAAGGAACATAAATGAAAATCTCAAATGAACAAAGATTACAATTAAAGGATTAACATGACTGGAATATGTTTACCAAACGAAAGTTTATACACAGATCAAAGAGTTCAGAATTATATCTTGGATAACTTTGAAGGAATTTCTTTTGCTGGTAAGCAACAAGGATATGAATTTTACTCACTGAATAAAGATAAATTAAAAAGAAGTTTAAGTCTTAACGGTTCGGTGATGGATAAGAATTTAAGAGTGTATTTGGATGAGCCGATTTCAAACCCGAACAATGATAATAAAGATTTAGATGCAATTATTAAAAAATTCCCAAGCGCAATTATTGGTGAGTTAGAAAAAGATATTATGCTTGATCTTAAAAAGAAATATCCGAGTGCTTCACTAATTTACACAGCTTATAGAGAATGGTGGTTTAAGATTTTCGGTCAACGAATTTATAAATGGTGGAAAGACCAATCGGGAGCTTGGAGTTGGATGTTCGCTAACGTAAAAACAGAAATCCTTTGGGTACACTTAACATTGAACAGCAACATAAAAGAACTATCAGAGATTGCTAAACGCTACAATAAAGAAGTTTGGCTTTACATTCCAGACAACATAACAGCAGAAGAATTTCTAAAAAAGGTAAAGGGCATAAAATGAAGTTATCTAATAAACAAAGATTGCAACTAGAGAATAACGGACTAAAACAAAGACTTATCCAGATTGAAATGGCTAAACTAAAAGAAGAATTTGATAAACTTCAAAGAGAACGCCGAGAGATATTCGAGCAAGTTTCTAAAGAAAATAATTTAGATGTTAATAAAATAAAAATTGACATCCAAACTGGTGAAGTACGTTTAATAGAAGATAAAAAAGAGGCATAATATGGCAACAAATTTAGGTCAACCAAATTTGTCGGGAGGCGGAACAAATTTAGGTAATCCAGGTTCAACCAAGCCTAAAATTTGGGGGAAAATAAAAGATTGGGTTTACGGAAAGGGACGAGGTGGGGATGAGTTTTCTCCTTACGCACAAAACGGATGGTTCCCTGTGTGGAAGACAGAGGGCGATCTTACCCAAGAAATCGCCGGCAATATCTCTGACAAAGAAAAAGAATTATCAGACCCTAATTCTAAATACTATACTGATTACTTTAAGAAACTAAAAGGAACTCTCTCGGCACAAAGTTCTTTGAACTCACTCTTAGGATTAAATAGGGCTATGGGGTTAAGTATGACTGGGAGTGCAACGATAGCCAACGAACAGAGAAGTGCTTTAGAGGGGAAAATCACTGATTACGCTGGTCAATCTACACAGAGTTTATTCCAGAATAATCTCGGTGCTTCAAACAGTCTTTTGGGAATGGGATTACAAAATTCTCAATTCCAACAAGGACTTCAATTCCAGAAACAACAGTATGAAGATTCTCAAAAGTTTGACTGGGGATCATTATTAAAGATAGGCGGGCAGATTGCTGGATATGCCTTAGCCCCCGCAACTGGAGGGACTTCATTAATGGCTAATACTGCACTTCAAGGTGGGATGAGTTTTCTGAACAAACCAAATCCTCAATTTAATCAAGGCGGATTTAATAATTGGGGTTATAGATAAGAGGTTAAAATGCCAAATGATTTAGGCAATAAAATGAATCCCTTCTTAGCGGGACTGACTGGTTTAGGCGAGGGATTATTTCAAGGATTTCTCTTAAAGAGAAAACAGCAAGAAGAAGAACGCCGGTTTAATGTAAGAATGGGTATGGAAGAACGACAGAATAGTTTGCTGAATGATTTTAGACTACAACAAGCTAAGTGGGCACAAGAAGAACGTAATAGAAACAACCAACAACAAGATTATAATACTTATCTAAACGCTGGCAGTAATTACAGAATCCAAGACCAGAAAGATTTTGTTGATGGAATAGACCAAAGCGGGAATGCTATACCAAGAGATGCGATAGCTGGCGACCCGAAGAATTCTTATCTTAAAGGGAAGATTTTAATACCGAGGACAGAAGAACAGTTAATGACCGAAAACCAGAGACAATCTAAAGCGTTAGAAACGAGAAGACTTGACCTCACAGAAAGAGAAATTAAATTAAAAGAGTTGGGTGGTGGTAAGAGTGAATTAACTCCTTATCAGCAAGAAATGCAAGATCGGTATAACCAAAAGAAAGAAGACAACCGTTCAGAAAAGCAACAAATGTATAATGATATAATGTCGGCGGAATGGGATGGGACTAAGAATGCGTATATTATAACAGAGAAGGACGGGACGGAACTACAATTTGGGAGTGATAAAGCGTTAGAAAAATATGTGAGAACTCAAGTTGTAAAATCTAAAATTCCAGGTAAAATTAATCTCTGGACAAGAGAACAAAAGCAAGCGAAAGAGAAAATAGATATTAAAATAAAATACAAAGCTGCGTTCCAGGCATTAAAGAACAAGGGATATTCAGAACAAGAAGCACTTGACCTAATTAAGAAAAATGAAGGCATTAAATAATGCAAGACGGTGCTATAAAATGGTATGACGCAATACCAACAAAGACTAAGTGGTATGACAACATTCCGATAAAGGGAAAGTCAAAAAATGTTCTTGACCAAGAGAACTATGCCAACCCACAAGAATCGCAACCAAGCATAAAAGCACTTGGCGGGACTAAAGAAGAACCGTTACAGATGCCAGAACAAATAATTACCGAAAAGAAAAGCAATATTCCTTTGGCGGATATTCCCTTAACCGAAAAAGAAAGAGAAATCGGCAAAAATATTCTGCAACCAGAGAGCTTATCTAAAGTCAACCCATCAGCACAAGCGTTTTATGATGCGAAGGCAATCGTCAATCAGACTGATGCTTTAATAAAGGGGATGGATGACGTATTAAGCGGTAAGGTCAACATAGGGTTTAATGCTCCATTGGCAATAAGCAGAGGAATAGAAGAAGGTATTGAAAGCGGAATCCAAAAATACGGCGAGGCAGTAAAATCTTTTTCAGAGGGTAATTATGTAACTGGTGGATTAGAGGCGTTAAACGCTACAGCAGCAACTGTATTTTCGGCAATAGCCACAGGCAACCCAGTTCTACAAGCATATTTTGCTGGTATGCAAATCGCATCTAACTTTGCTCCAAGCGAAGTGCAAGCAATCGGAAGTCCGATTACTTCTTTAATGAAACCGACATCTAAATTAGGACAAGCAGTCACCGAAACGGCGGACACAATATTTAATCTTTTAGTTTTGGGGTATGGTACAAAATTGGGGAAAGCGGTTATTAAAAGATATGGCGGAATTGAAAATGTTCCAAAGCCAGTTATAGAACACGCACAAGAATTAGCGAAACAGAAACCACAAGAGCCAGCAAAACCAATAGAACAACCTATTGAGAAGCCAGTAGAGACCGTCAAACCAGAACAAGTGCGTGAAACGCCTATTGTAGAGAGCAAAACAGACCTTCCATTAAAGACAGATACACCAGTAGAAACTAAGGTAGAGGCAACAGACAAAGGACAGTTAGAATTAGGGAAGTCTTTTGATGATATTCTTGATGCAACAGCAAAAATAGTAGGAGAGAAAGAACTTTTACGGAAGCAGAAAGAAGTAGTTGAAAGCGATAGACTCAGTTCATCTATTCCAGGCGGGAATTTAATCAGTAAAATATTAACGAAAAAAGAACCACAAAAAATTGTTTCTTCGGGCAACACAAAATTTGACAATCAGTTTATCCCAAGAGAAGACGGCGGACTTAGTTCAAGCACAAAACGAGCAACGGAGTTTTTAAGAACAGTAAAAGATGCGTTCACTTATTTGTCTAAAGTAAAGAATGACCCGAATATAAGTCCAGAAATGTTTAACGAAATCAAATTAGAAGTATCAATATTAAAAGACGACATTTCACAAAAGCTAAAGTCAAAAGTTGATAAAGTTAGTTATGCAATCTTTGGTGATATGCCAAACATCGAAATTGACCAACTTAATTTAGGAAAGTATGCGGGAGCAAAAAGACTTGAAGCGATATACAACAATCCAGAAATGTCGGCTCAACAAGGGAAATTAGGATATACAAAAGAAAACATCGGGCAAGTAGTCAAAAATTTAGACAAGAATTTATCTCCGCAAGTTAAAGAATCTTATGACAGGATGAGAAACATATTAGATAAATACGGTGAAGAATTGGTTTCAGAAGGATTGATAGAAAAGGCACAAGATAATTATTTCCCATTTAGAGTATTAGATTTTATTGACCAGTTCGCATTAGGTAGGGGACGGTTAGGGAAAATCGAACCAGGCTCATCTAAGAAGTTTGGCGGGACAGAAAAACCTTACGA